ATGAACGAACTTCAATCGGCATTCCTGAAGATGGCAGTGCCGGCGGCGCTGGAGACGCAGCGGCTGCTGGGAGTTCCCGCATCGATCACCATTGCGCAGGCAATCCTCGAATCCGGCTGGGGGTGCTCCGCACTCTCGCGAAAAGCCAACAACTACTTCGGCATCAAGGCATCGGACCACGTTGCGCCGGACAGCTATATCGAGCTGCCGACGCATGAGGTGGTCAACGGCCACAACGTGGAGGAACTGGCGAAGTTTGCCCCGCTATGCCACGGTCACCGATTGCTTCAAAGCTCATGCGTGCCTGCTTTCGCAATCTTCGCGCTACGCACCGGCCATGGCCGAGCGCAACGATCCGGCGTGGTTCGCGCTTGAGCTGCGGCGGTGTGGTTATTCAACCAACCCTCTTTATGACCAGGAACTGATGCACCTGGTGGATCTGTACGACCTCAGGCAATACGACGTGAAAAGGCAGGGATCAGGGATCAGGGATCAGGGATCAGAAAAGGGGCATGAGAGTGAATCCATTTAGCGGAATCGAGCACAAAGTGCGGTTGTTCAGCAGCGCCGACGGGCCATTGAGAAGCCGAAAGGTGAAGCGGCCTACCGGTATGTCCGGAAGACAGTGGGTCAGGCTACGCAAGCAAAGGCGGCGCGACGCAAAGGCTGCGCAGGTTTAGGGGTCGGAAAACGGAAGGCCGGCCGCGCCGGCAGAAGGACAAGGCAAATGGAGAAAAGATTTTCGCTGCAAAGTTTGCTGGGCGCGATCGCGCTCTCGATGCTGATGCTGGTCGCGACGGTGCCGGTAGCCGGCTGCTCAGGCGTGACCGTGGCTCAGGATATTGTGAACTGGACGCCAGCGCTGCAGGGTGCGGTGACCACGGTGGACACCACGGCCAGCTTACTGATGCCGGTGGACGCGCCTATCTTTGCCGCCGCGACGGTGGGCTTTGACGCCGCCTCGAACATTCTTGTGGCCCAGGCCAAGGCTTACCTTGCCAATCCTTCAGCGCCGCTGTTGACGCAACTCCAAACCCAGATCGTGGTCTTGCAGCAACAGGTCAATTCAGCCGTGCTGCAGGCGGCAAGAATCGTCGACCCAAACAGCCAGCAACACGCGATGGCGGCGATCCAGGCGGTAGCCACGGTGGTTAGCGGAATTCTGGCGCTAATCCAATCGATCAGCAGCAAGGCCGCGGTGGTGCAGATGACTACCGCCGCCAAAGTAAAGATCTCCGCGGTGAGGCCGTACTTGTGGACCGATCGAGCAGTGGAACAGGTGGCTGCGCATTACAACGAGCCGACTCCCGTAGCGGCTGTGCAGGTAGCGTTCGTTGACTATCAACTCGAACGGGCCGGTTTCTAGGAGCGCGGAATGAGACCGATTCTCTGCTGCAAATGCTGCCACATCTTTCGCGGATCGGGAACCTCGCGCGTGCTCCGCAAGATCCTGTTTCACTTCTGCGCGGGCTGCTGGCGTAGTGATCACGAGGGCTGCGAGGCGCACATGAGGGCGGTTGCAGCGTAGGAATTTCCAAAAAAGAATGCCTGCGGTCTTGGCGAACCTGCCAGGGCCGCAGGCCAGAAAGCGAAAGGAACGGGAATGGCGACAGTAGCAATGAAGCACCAGGGCGCAGTGAAGTGGTTCAACGACGCGAAGGGCTATGGATTCATCGGGCAGGAGAACGGACCGGATGTGTTCGTTCACTATTCCGGGATCGAGATGGCCGGGCGAAAGTCGCTGAAAGAGGGTGACGAGGTCGAGTTCGACGTAGTCCTCGGTCCCAAGGGCAAGCCCCAGGCGGAGAACGTGGTTCGCTGCTAGCAGCGAACAGTGAAGGAGTGAAGGAGCTAACGAGTGAACCCTCGCGGGGCGCCTTCACTTATTCACTGAACCGGAGGTTCCGATGGCAGCCTGCAGGCCGGTGATCTTCAAGAACGTCTCGCGGCGGAAGTTCAAGGCGGTGAGGGCGCGGATCTACGCGCAGGCCGACACAACGCGGATTGACGGAGACACGGGATCGGCATCCGGCTTCGGTTACACCGCCGAGTGGACCTACAACGAAGCGGAGCAGACGCTGGCGATTCAGTGCACCGATAAACCGTTCTTCGTTCCAGAGGGCCTGGTAATCGGCAAGATTCAGGCGCTGGTGGAAGGAGTAGAGCTTTGACGATTCGCATAAGAGATTGGTTTCTGCTCGGCGTGGTCTTCTCGCTGGCTATCGCCATGGACGCGTGCTTGCGGCCGGCGTTTGCGCAGGCTCCGCCGCCGGTTGTCGTAGGGCCATCGTGCCCGGCGGGAGTTCCAGGGTACGCGGGACCTGCAGGGTACGCGGCAGAATCGACGGACGCCCTTTGGTCGACCTTCGACGACCTGGTCAAAAACTTCGCACTCACTTTCGATGCCGCCGAGCTGGAGACGATCCGCCAGCAGATTGACCAGGTCTTGGGACTTTTGATCGACCGGACGCGGAAAGAAGCGACCGTCTCAGATCCGAACCTGCTGAGCTACAGAAACGTCCAGCACCAATACGACGAGCTGAACCGGAAGTTCTGGGCGACGCGTGACCTGAAGCAGATGGAAAAGCTGAACGCCCAGGCGACCGAAATAGGTGAGATTTTGACCGGCCGGAACATCCAAGCGTTGGCTAACCGGACGCCGGAATTCGACGGGCTCACGGATGAGGTGTTTCGGACCTTGGCGGTCGAGAATGCAAAATCGCGCCACAAGGCGTTCTGGCGGCCCCGGAGAGATTTTGGCTACCACCCCAGCAGGGCAGACGAGTGAACGGGGTCGACGCGGCCTTTGCGGGGCTGGAATCGGCAAGAAAATGAGTCGGTTTGACCGTTCGGAACGATTTTAGGGTTTTGGAGGGTTTTATGGGTAATCTTTGGGATCGGTTGGCGGTTTGGTGGCAGGGGAAGAAAACCATCCTGGGCGGGTGCCTGGTGATGGCTGCCGGCGTGGCAGGCGTCTGGTTCGGAAAACTGGATCCGGTGTCGGGTCTTGGGGTCGTCGGAGTCGGCATGTCGATCGCCGGATTCTCGGCTAAGGCAAACCGCCACCAGGCGGAGCTGCTGACTGCGCTCCAGGGCGTCACGCAGATCGGCGCCGACGAGCGAGCGGGCAAATCAGGCCAGGCGATCCTCCAGGATGTGAATCAGGTGGCCGGGCAGCTTGCGCCGGCGGCCACGGCATATGTCTCAGGCCTGGCTCCGGTGCAGCAGGCCGCGGCCAGCCTGCATCTCTCGGCAGACACGGTCCAGGAGCTTGCGGCGGCAATTCAACACCTGGCCGGCAACAGCGACGGGCCGTTCGCGGTCCCATTCAAGCCCGAGCAGATTGGCGGTCCAGCCAAGTGACCGCGACACAAATTCTGACCGAGGGCGCGACGTTGAAATGGATCCGGCACCTCATTTATCCGGGGATAGCCGGCATGATGATCGCCATCACGCTGGGCATTCTCGATCTGCTGAAGTCGAGCCCTACGGCCGGAATCGATCTGCTCAAGAGCTGGGGTCCGGGCTTTCTACTCGGCCTCCTGGCCATCGCCGTCGTGGGTACGTTTCTCGACAAGATGACCAGCTCGTGGCAGTCGAGCGTGGATGCGCAGCAGCGGGTTGCCGTGGCTCTTACCCAGCTCGCCGAAAAGGACGATCGAGACCGCGACCGCATGGTGACCGAGACGCAATACATGGCGTCTCGCATGGATCAGACGCACCAACTGGTACAGAGCCTTGGAGTGCAATTGCAGCGCATTGAAACCAAGCTGGAAAAACGGACAGGGGGCTAACATGGGGCCGGTTGTTGACGCTCAGCAAAACAAGAGGCTGCGGGGAGCGATTCTTGAGATCTTGAACACGCGGCATGCCAACCAGCAGTCGCGGCTGGATCACATCGCCCTGTGGCACATCATGGTCGATTTGCATTTTGACCTCGGCTTGGACGAGCTGCTCACGCTGCTGCAGGATCTCTATGACCGGACGCTGATCAAGTACGACGAAACACACGACCGGAAGACTAATCGTGTGGACATCTTCAGGCTGCAGCTCACCCCGGCCGGCCGCGATCTCTGTGAAGGAACCACAACCGATCCGGCCATCCACTTCTAGGAGGCGCGACCGTGGCAAATGCGAAACGGCCCCGCACCGGCGAGCGGAGGCAGATCAACCAGCCCCTGAAGATCGATAAGCTGCCGCCCGACGTCCACGAGCGCATTCTGGCTCTTCGCAATCGGCTAGGGAAGACCTGGGAAGAAATTGAGTCTATCTCGGCGCAGCCGTTTGATGAAAAGAAACAAGTGGGCCTGGTCAACTGGGCGGCGCTGCCTGCGGCGGTGGTCAAGCTCTTCCCAGGCAAACGCCTGGCGCACACATCCCTGCACCGGTGGTATGACCTGCGAGTCAGCCAGGTACGCCGCGACGTCGAGCAGCGAAGCGTAATCGCCCGCCAGCTCGCCGAGAGCTTTGCAAAGAGCGTGGTGAGCGGCGGCAACGAAGCCGTTACCAACGCAGCCCGCGACCAGCTCATGTCGCTGCTTGCCGAGGATCTGACGCCAAAGGGCCGCACCAACGCGGCCAAGGGTTTGATTGCCCTGGCCGAGATACTGCAGGCGGCTCGGGCCAACGACATCAAGGAGCGCAAGGTCGCCGTGGATGTGCGGAAGATCAAGCTGCTCGAAGATCGCGAGAAAGCGGCGCGTGAGCGCGTTGACCAGGCTACGCAGCAGGCGGCCAAGAAGGGCACAGGCCAGTTCTCGATCGACGACATCAATCTTCTGCGCGAGCGCACCTTTGGGCTGCCCCCGCTGGTGGTTGCATGATCCAGGTGCTCGATCACGAAATCAAGCTGCCGGCCGTGCTGCAGATGCGGCCATACCAGCAGCGCTGGATTGACGATGACACGCGCTTTAAGTGCGCGGTAAAGTCGGCACGCATTGGCTACTCGTTCGCGACAGCGTATCGCCGCGTCGAGATGTCGATGCGGATCCCCGGCCGGACTACGACCGTTCTTTCTGCGTCGAAGGCCCAGTCAGTCGAATTTGTCGAAACCGCGGCCAAGCTTTGCCAGTTAATGGGTGGGACGGCGCAGCATATCGCCGACGAAGACTTCATCGATTCCATCGGCAACATTGAAGCCATCCAGAGCAAGATCACTTTTCCGAATGGCAGCCGTATTATCGCCCTGCCCGCCAATCCACGAACCGCGCGCGGCTATCCCGGCGATGCCGTGCTCGATGAGTTTGCGCACCACGAAGATAGCTATGCGATCTTCGCGGCCGTCTTCCGCCAGGTGGCGCTGGGTAACTCGCTCGAAGTGCTATCGACGCCCAACGGTGAGCAGGGCAAATTCTTCGATATCGCGCGCGACCTCGGCCTGGAGTTGGGCGTTGCGCCGACTCAACTGCCGGTGCGCAAAAAAGGTTGGTCCGGGCATTGGGTGGACGTGCATCGCGCGGTGGCCGAGGGCTGCCCGATCGACATCGAAGGGATGCAGCTCGGCCTGAACGATGACGACACATGGAATCAGGAGTTCTGCTGCGTCTTCCTCAAATCCACCGGCTCGTGGCTCACGTTGCCGTTCATCACCGCGTGCGAGGACGCAAACACCGGCGCGAAGCTGATTCACATGGATCCGAATGCGGGCATCGTGATCGATATGGACGGATTCAAGCCGCGCGGCCCGCTGCACCTTGGCATTGATGTGGGCCGAGATCACGATGCAACGTGCGCATGGCTGGATGAGAAGATTGGCGACGTGAGCTGGACGCGCGGCGTGTTTTGGCTGCACGGCATCACGTTCCCGAACCAGGCGCGCATTCTCAATCCAATTCTCAGGCTGTGCACTCGCGGAGCGATCGACAAGACGGGCATAGGCTCTGGTCTTTACGACATGCTGAACGAAACCAACACTGGCCGGCTGATGGGCATTAACTTCGGCGGTACGAACGATGAAGGCGTACGCATGAAAATCGACCTGGCCGTACGCCTCAAGAACCGCTTTACGGATGCAAAGGTTCGTATCCCATACGACACGCAGATACGCGCCGAGCTGCAGGCGATCAAGCGCCAGTCGACGGGAGGCGGCGTGACTTTCGATGCGCCACGCATTGAAGTGGACACGGCCGTCGCCGGCGGCGCGAGAAGGAAAGTCACCGCCCACGCAGACGCGTTCTGGGCTAAGGCCCTGGCTGACCTGGCGGCCGACAACGGCGTGTGTGAATTAGGTATGACGGAAAGTCCCGTCCCCAGCAGTTATTCGCAGACCGGAGGCTATCTCTGATGGCAGACGAAACAGCTCAGCAAGTGCCCCCGATGCCGCCTGCCGGCGAGATCGTCGGCGAACAGAAGCTTTATCAAACACAGATCTCGCTCTACCAGAATGCCCTGGCCTTCGCAGGCCAGCGCAACCCCAGCACGATCTGGAGTTCGATGGTCCGCAATGAGGGCGTGTCGATCCTTTATTACCGCGAGCTGGAGGACAAGGACGAAGACGTCGGCAACGCCCTGGATACGCGCAAGCTGAATGTTCTGGAGCGCGATCGCAGCGTGCGGCCGGGCGATGACACGAGCCTGGCTGTCGAGGTGGCTGACTTTGTTGAGGACCAGCTCGACGGTATTCCTAACTTCCATGCCAACCTGGACTGCATGCTGGACTCGGTGGGATACGGCTTTTCGGTTCAGGAGATGATCTTCGAAACCAGCATGGGCCAGGCGCAGCTCGTCGACATCAACGACTGCCCGCAGGAACTGTTCCTGTTCGGCAACCGCTTCCAGCCCCAGATCGGCCAGCTCCAGCTCCTCGACACTCCCTATGCGATGGAAGGCACGCTGATGCCCGAGGAAAAGTTTCTGATCTCGACGTACCGCGGCCGGAGCCGCAACCGCATGGGGCGACCGCTATTGAAGTCAGTGTTCTGGCCGAGCTGGTTCAAGCGGAACACGCTGCGGCTCTGGCTGCAATACGGTGAGAAGGGTCCTGGGACGGCCGTGGTGCGTTACGCGGACGGCGCCGATATTGCCGCGCGGCAGCAGGCCGCCGCCATCGCCCAGGCCATGATCAGCGAAGCGGCGCATGGCCATGCCGGCCAACATGCAGTACGATGCCGAGCTGCTGAAGCTGGCGCGCACACTCGATCCGGCCGTCTACAAGGAACTGTTTCTGCTGATGCAGTACGCGATAGCGCGCAGGATCCTTGGCGAGACGCTGACCACCTTTGGCAATGAGGGCGGCGGTGGATCCAAGGCCCAGGGCGAAACGCATGCCGGGACGCTGGAAAAGAAGACGGTGGAGGATTGCCGGGCGTCTGATGGCGTGTCGTCAACCGCCAGCTCGTGCAAGCCGCTTGTGCTTGGAACTACGGGCCGGATGCTCCGATGCCCACCTGGTCGTTTGACATCGAAGAGGACGAGGACCTGGCCGCGCGCCATCGAAGATCGACGCCGCGTCTGCAGGGATATGGGCGTGCCGATGCCCAGTCGGTTATCTTACCGAACGCTATGGCGTGCCAACGGTCGCCGAGGGTGAGCCGTAATCGCAGTGCCGCGGGCGAATGCGCCCTCAGTTCTGCGCCGCTCGACGATCCGAATGCATCCTTCAGCGAAGCCGAAGACGCCAGGTGCGCGAGGATCTCGACGAATACGACCGGCTCTTCAACGGTCTGCAGTAAAGATGCGCTGGGTGCTCTATAAAGCGCGCGTCCGTGAGATCGCCGAACGCGGTGAAGCCAGCGGTGGTGAAGTAGCTTGGCACTCCATCTCCATCATGGAAACCTGCGCGACGCGGTGGTGCAGCACCGCATGGGCAATATGCTGGCGCGCCACCTGGCCGCCAGCAACATCCTCGGCCGCGCGCAGATCATCAAGCACGTCCACAAGAAGACCGGCAACGTGCTGCAGATGGTTGCCAGCTCGCGGATCGGCCTCAACTTCGACGACGCGCCGATCGATCTCTCCGCCGGCTTCTCAACCGACATGCCGTCGGACGACATCGCCGACTACATCGGCAGCCTGGTCCCGGTCAGCAAGGATGTCTTCGACGGGCTCACGGCGCAGTACCGAAAGGACGCCTTCACTCTCGCCGGCGCCGCCGATGTTCGGCTGATCGAGAAGATCCGCGACGAGCTGGCGGCGGTGGCCAAGGACGGCGGGACCGAGGCGGACTTTGAAGCGGCCGTCAACAAGCTCTGCGACGAAGCCGGCATCGCGCGGCTGAATGCCTTCACGCTCGATACGGCCTTCAACACGGCGATGCAGCGTGCTTATAGCCTGGGCCGCTATGAGCAGATGAAAGATCCTGCGGTCACGGACGTGCTGCCTTTCTGGCAATACTGGACGGTGGGTGACGATGTTGTGCGGCTGGAGCATGCAATTATCGACGGCTTCGTCGCGCGCCATGACGATCCGGTGTGGATGAAGATCTATCCGCCGAACGGTTTCAACTGCCGCTGCTCGGTGGTTCCGCTACTGGCGTCCGAGGCTCTCAGGTACGACAAGGATGCAAACGAGCCAGGTTACTCGCGGCTGCCGATGCTTGCCAAATTGAAGGTACCGCAGGCAGGCTTCGGAAAAGTATTCCAAATCGCGGCCTAACTCGCGCCAATTTTCTCCAATGAAAGCCGCTTTTACGTTTTGGGGCGCACTCAAGAGGATGGGGATCGAGGATAGCTCAAGTGACTACCGCAGCCAGTTCGGCAACGCAGGACCAATCCCCGTGGATTGAGATCTTCCGCGCGGGCGATTATCGCGACAAGGGCAAGGGCCTGGTGACTCGCGAGGATCTCACTCGCGTGGTGGCGAGCTACGATCCATCTTTCCACGAAGCTCCTGTGACCGTTGGACACCCTGCCGACAATCTCCCGGCCTTTGGGTGGATCGGTTCTCTGGAGCTGCAGGGCGATGTCCTGGTCGCCAGGGAAAAGCAGGTCGATCCACAGTTTAACGAGCTGCGCCAGGCGGGCCGCTATAAAAAGCGGTCGGCTTCGTTCTATACCGGCACGGATGGCAAGATCTCCGGACTCCGGCATGTGGCTTACCTGGGCGCGCAACCGCCCGAGGTTAAAGGCTTGCGGGATGTGAAGTTTGAAGACAACGGACGCGGGTTCATCGAGATGGACTTCGCTGAGGAGGATCAGGTGGCAGAAAAAACAGTGGCTGAACAAATCACGGACTTCTTCCGCGAACATTTCGGCGGAACTCCAACCCCCAAGAACTTCAGCGAAGACGATGCCAAGCGCATCGCCACCGAAGCCGTAACGGCCGCAGTCGCTCCGTTTCAGGCCAAGGTTACCGAGCTGGAGACAAAGCTGGCCAAACAGGCCACGGAATTCAGTGAGCGCGAAAGCAGACTTACTCTTGCCGAACTGGGCCAGCGCACCGCGGCTGCTGTGACGAAGCTCAAGAGTGCCGGCAAGTGGATTCCGGCCTTCGATCGCGCGGGTGTTCCGCTGATCTTCGCCGAGCTGGCGAAGCTGACGACCACCGTCGAGTTTGGCGAGGGCGACCAGAAAAAGGCGACCGCACCGTTTGATCTCTTCGAGAATTTCCTTGAGAGCTTGCCGAAGATCGTGCCTGGCGGAACGATCTTCAATCCGCAGGCCGCCGATCGCGCCGCTACGGTCGATTACGGCGAGAAGGCCGATCCGAACTCGGTGCAGCTCCATCAGTTGGCGACCAAGCGCGCCAGCGACAAGAGCATCAGCTACGGGGAAGCGCTGAGCCAGGTGGCCAGCGAGAATCCGGATCTGACCAAGCCGGGCGGCGCAACTGCCGGCGCGGTCTAGCGAATTCCACGCGCCGGCCTCAACCCCGGCGGTCACGGTAGGGCGTGACGGAAATTGCCAGGGTTGCCCTATTCACCTGGCGCACTTTAAGCAGCAGCCCTGAAGGAGGGGCGAGACCATGGCAAACGTTGAAACTACCGGCGTAATCGGTGTTCCGCTGAAGCGGTCTTATCTGGCCGCAGCAGCTACGATGGGGCGCGGCCTGGCGCTCGTGCAGGGCGCAAACGACAATACACTGGCGGTCGCCTCCGTAGCCAACGCGCCGGCATTCGCAGTTCTGGAAGAGTCGAACGTAAACGCCGGCGACACGATCTCAGCCATCATCCTGGGCGAAGCGGTGGCTGTGATTGGCGCGGCCGTGACAGCGGGCCAGTACCTGGTGACCGACGCGCAGGGGCGCCTGGTGCCGGCAAGCGGCAATGGCAATCAGAACGTCGTAGCGCGGGCGGTCTCCAGCGGTTCGGCGGCCGGCGACTATATCGTCGTCCTGATCAACCCCGATTCGGGCATCACGCAGGAAGCCGTCACCCATTACACCGTCGCCGGGGCAATTCCGGTGGCTCCAGGCGCGGCCGGGATCGGCTCCGCCGGCGTTCTGGCGATGACCTTGGCGGTCCCCACCGCGGCACAGGACGGGATGCAGATCTTTGTCACCGCCGAGACGGCCTATGCGCACACCGTCACCACGCCGGCCAACGGCATCAACGGCACCAAACATATTGCCACTTTTGCGGCACGCGGGGACGGCGTCGTGTTTGAGGCCATGAACCTGACGTGGAACGTCCGCGCTCTTATCGGCGGGACCGTTCTCACCTAAGACACCTGAGGTAAGTGACCGCCTGATCCGCGGCCGAGTTTTGATTTTCCCTCCGCGATTGCGGGAGAAGGAGCAATAAAATGGGCAGTTTCGCACCGAGTCTTCCGGCTGGAACTCTGAACGTCGCACTGGCGAATTATGCCAAGGGCTTCCGCAACAACGCGCTGGTGGGCGATCTGATCGCGCCGCGGGTGCCCGTCGCCCGCCAGAGTTTCCAGTACACGGTCTTTGACCGCTCCAACCAGCGGCTCGACCGCCAGACCCTTCGCGCCCCCGGCACGGTTCCTCAGACGGACCGCATGAACTATTCCGAGGCGCCGTACTTCTGCAAGAGCCGGGCGCTGCGCGCCATCGTGCCCTATGAGCAGGAACAGTACGCCCTGGGCCTGGGGTTCAGCGAAAAGCAGGCGGCCACCCGCCGGCTGATCGACAAGATCTCGCTTGACCGCGAGAACTACATCGCCAGCCTCGTCACCAATACCTCCAACGTGACCAACAACCAGTCGCTCAGCGGCACATCGATGTGGGACAACTACACCGGTGTCAGCCACCCCATTGCGGTGGTCGAGGCCGCAAAGAACCTGGTCCGCCAGTCCGGTTCCGAGGCCACGCACCTGATCCTGAGCGATCCGGTTGTGGCTGCGCTGATCAACCACCCGGACATCATCGACCGCTTCAAGTACACGCAGCCGGGCGCAATCACCCTGGAGCAGCTCAGCCAGGTCTTCGGCGTCACATGCGTTCGCGCCGCCGCCATCGCCCTGGACAAGGGCAACGCCGCCAGCTACGTATGGGGCGTCACGGCAGTATTGGCCGCGGTGCAGCAGGCGTCGAGCATGGCCGACCTGAGCCCGCTCAAGACCTTCTCCTGGACCGCCGCGCCGATGACCGTTGACGGCTACGGCGTGCTGGAGTTCCCGATGCCTGATCTCGACGCCAAGGCCGACGTAATCTCGGTCGATTGGTATTGGGACACTCGCATCACCGCCCAGGAGACGCTGTACCTGTTTGCCAACTGCGTGGCCGCTCCCACCATGGGCTCGATCGCCGCTCCGACAGTCGGCTAAAGGAACCAGGCGCTTCAACCTCAACCGAGCGCGGGCCGCGGAGTCCGCGCTCGACTTTCAAGGAAGACAGGAGATAGCAAAATGGCAAAAAAGTCTGAAGCAGAGCCTGAAAGCGAGTTCACGCATTTCGTTCTCCATCCCATCCGTCACGATGGCAAGTTCTATCCGCGGAATTCGATGATCACCCTGACAGGCGAGGCCGCTGAGCAGATGGAAGCCCTCGGATCGGCGCGGCCTATCGTCGATACAGAACCCGCAGTCGAAGAATAGCCGATGCCTGTCTTCTGCTCTTACGCGCCATTACGGCCGCGGCTCAATAGAGAGCAGCAGGGTAAGGTTGATGCTGCAGCCCGGCGCCTGGCGCGATTCAAGAAGAGGATTCAACGAGGGAAAGCGAAGTAGCCGATGGCCTACGCAACCCAATCCGACATGGTCCCGCTCCGCCTTACGCAGACGGAGCTGGTCCAGCTTACCTGTGACGACGCGACCAACACGGTCAACGCCGCCACGGTGACGGCTGCTCTCGAAGAGGCGTCGGGTGTTGTGGACAGCTATTGCCGGCAGCGCTACCAGACGCCGCTGCAGCCCAGCGACGATGTGAAGGGCAAGACTCTCGACATCGCGGTGTGGTTGCTCTTCCGGCGCCGGCGGAATGGCAAGAATGGCGAAATCATCCGCCAAGCATATGAAGACGCGATCGCATTTCTTACCCAGGTCTCGACGGGGAAGGCAACACTCGATCAGCCTGCGGGCTCCGCTCCGCAGACCGCCGATTCCAGTGTAGAGAAGAGCACCAAGCGCCTGATCTTCGATGAGCACAATCTCAAGGGGTTCGTGTAATGGCACGCGTGGTGGTCAGAGCCGATGCTTCGGGCGTAACGGTCTCGCTCAACAAGTTTGGGCTGACCCTGGGCGCGAAGTATGAGCTGATGCGGATCATCGGCATGGGCCAGCTTGTGAGTATCCGCAAGACGTTCGCCGAGCAGGGATCGCCGTCAGGATCCTGGATGCCGCTGAGCCCTGTATCTCTCCAGTGGCGCAAGTACAAGATGGGCGGCGCAGGCCATCGCCTGCTGATCGACAAGGGGCTGCTGCTGAACTCGATCACATTTGCGGAGCAGGGCAATTCGGTAGTTATTGGCACCGCGTTGAGCTATGCGGGCGTGCATCAGTACGGGTTCAGCGGGTCGCAGTCGGTGAAGCCTTATAGTTACACACGCCGGCAGCGCAGCCGCGACGCCTTCGGGAAATTCGGCATTACCAACAAACTGGGCCGCAAACAGACTGTGAAGCGCAAGACGGTGAGCGGAATTGCAGCGGTGAGCGTGAAGGGCTTTACCAGGCACATCCGGATTCCGGCCAGGCCCTTCCTGATCTTCCGGCCGGAAGATCCCGCGCGGATACAGCAGGAAGTCGAACTCTACGTTGCCAAGGCCGCCAAAGCTTCCGGACTGGGGGCTCACTGATGCCAGCCTCAATGGTATTGCCGGGCGACGTGGAACAGGCGCTGGTCGCCGCCCTTGATGCTGGCTTAACAAACATCAACGTGGGAGCCATCGGCAGCAGTGACATCAACGACGATGACGAGCTGGTGCTGAAGATGCCTTGCGCGCGCAGCCGGTATGCGAGCACCGAGTACAGGAACCAGGGCGACAACCAGTGGCTGACTTACGATGCTGCCCATCTTTTTGAGATTTGGTGCGCGGCCGAGGATCTGACCAGCAAGGAAGCGCAGCGCACGGCGACGCTTTCTGTGGTTGGCCAAGTGCTCCCATTGATTGCCGGCGCGCGCCTGGCGCTGCCTGATGGATCGGTCACTGAACCGGTGGAGCTTAAAAACATCGGCAAGCTGCCGGATGACATCGTGGGTCAGATATACATCGTGACCGTGGAAGTTAGCGCAATCGCGCAGTTCCCAGGCACGCTAGCAAGCGGAAACGAGGATAACTGATGAGCAGGCAACGCCCCGATTTCATCACCGTAAAGCTTAGCGAGGCTGGGCAGCGCATGGCCGGCGAAGCGGGTACCTTGGGCTGGGCCAACGGACGCCGCCATTTTCACTTCGTAGCAGGCGAACCGCAGGAAGTGGAGCGGAGTTACGAGTGGAATTACCTGCTGCGCCACGAGCGGTTCGAAGGCGAGCCGATTCTTGAGGAAGTTTCCGAGGAGCTGCCGGTCGAGCAGGTAATCGGCGATCGAACGGTCTTTGACAAGCTCACCGCGGATGCGCTCGGGACGGACGCGGACAAGAAGGCGAAGGCTATCAAAGCCATTCGGGATATCTTGACGGCTGCCAAGTACGATGCCGCCACCAACGCCACCGCGGATGATCTCATCAAGTTGTTCGGCCACGCGATGGACGACGCCGCACCCTATGTTGACCCAACAGGCGAGAAGGCGAAGACTCTGCACAAGGCGATTGTGAATGAAGTCAAGCCCATAGCTGAGATCGCATTGGATACGATTCCTGGCGTGATCGCTGAAGGTGAAGACGCTTCTCTCGACGCAACGGGCGCTGTCGATACGCTAGTCAAATCCACAACCCGAAAGAAGGTGAGCTGATGCCTGGACCGTACAATTTTGAATCGCAGAAAGTAACAGCACGCAATTTGGTGCTGAGCGCCAACAAGCAGATAGCGTACAACACTGCCACCGCCGGCGCGTCGATGACCAGGCGGCAGAAGTTCGATGGGTCCGCGATTGCCGAGCTGAAGCAGACGCGGTACAGCGACAAGGCGATGGCCGGCAAAGGCACCGAATTTGCCACGCAGGGCGTTCTCACGGGCTGGGATTCGGCTTTCTCGTTCAAGGCGGGTCTGGACGATTGGCTGGCTGGATGGGCCTTGGCGTTTGCGATGGGCAAGGATATCGTCACCGGCGTTGGACCATACGTCCATACCATCAGCTTCGATGAAACCACTACGCAGGCGCCGGCCGCCAGCGTCTACCTGCAGGACACCAACGACGTTTGCCAGACGCTGATCGACATGGGGATCAGCGATCTGACCATCACCATTCCGGCGCGCGGGCCGATCCAGATCGACATCAGCCTGATCGGAACCGGCTACTGGACGGACGGCGTTATAGGCGCGCTTCCCGTGCTGCCTGCCTCGCTTGCTTATTTGCTGGGCTCCGATACCGTGTTCTCGATCGGCGCGCACGGCGCGGTGACGTCAAAGATCGGCCGCCACATGTCCTCGACCATCAAGATCTCGACCGGCGTCAAGAGTCACCTGGCGCCAGGGCTGGGACTTTACGGCGCGTTCCCGCTCACGGGGCTGCGCAAAGTGAGCTTCCAGACAACCATCGCGGCCACCAGCGCGGACGATATGCGCGTGATCTTCAATACAGACCTTCTGCGGGAAGTGAACTGGACCACCACCAGCGGAACCTCGATCCTCAACCTCGACATCCCCTATTGCAAGCTGAAGGCCAACAAGCTGGGCGCCAGCGGCAACATGGTGGTGTGGCAGATCGAGGCCGATGAAACCACGATCTTCAACCAGGCCGGCTCCGGAGTCCTGACCGCCGCGGTCACCAACGGCCAGGCGACGGCCTATCTGATTGGTGCTTGATAGGTGTTTCTTTTGCCGGAGCACTATTGATTCGCCGGTGCTCCGGTCTTTTTGGAAAGAGGGGCTATGAAGACGGCAGAGCTGATCGAGTTTCTGAAGAACAACGATGTAACCGATGATCAGTTATACAACCTGCTCATTGAAGACTTTTACGACTGTCCGCTTATCACCCCGGAGTCGGTCGACAATCCGGTGACTCAGCAGGTGATCCGCTTCTTTATGTACCAGATTCAGGACGTTCTGCTGCCTGTAATCCGTGATCTGCGCACCGTTCACGCGCAGGTTGAGCATGCTGGGCAGGTTTTCAAAGACCAGCTCGACGAAGAAGACGAACAGAACGGCAAGTAAGTAGGTCTCTCTCAAGGTTTTACCGCTTGCGTGCTACGGCAAGCGTTTCGAGGTACCGCAGGCCTGCGCGGTCCTCGGGCAGTAGAAGGTCCCTCACCTTCCGCAAGACAAAATCCCAAACACAAAGGAAGGACCTTCATGTCCGAAGAAACTGAAGCAGCTTTTGGTGATCCGGAACATCCGAACCGCCCGTACCCATGGCCGGCACCGCCCGAACCTTCAACGCCAAGCAAAGCGGGAGCCCGCATCGACCTCGCGCAACCTCGAATCGTCGTGATCCGCCAGGGCGCGCATGCCTACACCTTCAACTTTCCGCCGATAGCGGATTCAGCGTGGTTCAAGTACTTCGACGGCATCGTCTCGACGGCCGAACGCGATGGCAAGGAGATCAGGCAGTCGATCGACACCACTTCGGCGGGAGCCGAGTTGGCCCGCACCGCTGCGAGCAGCGTCGAGGGCTACCAGCTCGGCACCGCCATTCCGCTGGCGCACTTCCTCGGCGTGGCCAATGTTCTGACCTCGGCATTCGTTCCCGACGAGGACTTGAGAGGCTTCGGCGAGATCCCGTTGCATGCGACCTGGAGCGTGGGAGAAAGCGGAGCGATGCGCCGGCACAAGAACCTGGTGCACATCTTCGACGAGCCGTCGTTTGAGCAGAATCGCCGGTACCGGCGCGACGACAGCCGGTCGCATATTGTTGGCGGCTCACGCAAAGGGATGACGGTCTACCACGGGGCTCAGCGCACGCTGGCCGCACTCTACGACGAGCTGATTGTGCGCGTCGAAGGCTATGTGCTCAATGGCGCTCCACTGGAAGGCCGCGAAGCGATTGCGCGTCACATGGACACCTACCACAAGGTGGCCGCGGTGGCCCGCTTGTTCACTCCTCAGGAGATCGAGACCGAAGAAGAGGACGCGGAGTAAATGACGATTGACGTGATGTCCGATGCTGAAGGCTTGCGCCAGGCGCTCAGTGAGCTGCTGGAGCAGGGCTTTGCGCGCTCGCGCGTCACGCGGTCGCTTGACGATTCCGACGAGAACGGCCGGGAGCGAATCTTCGGATCTCTTCCGGCCCTCACTCTTTCGCCTGGCTATTACAAACAGGCCGAATCTCTGTTGTGGCTGGAGAAAGCAAAGAAGACCGGCCTGACCGGTGAACCATTCACCATGGCGGAAGCGGATGGCTTGGTCGCGGTGGCCGAGGCGCGGGCTGAATTCGAACGCAACCATCCGCCGTGCGGGATCTGCGGGGCGCTACAGGATTCGGCGTTCTCGACGAGCTGCCACAAATGCGGAACTGAGTTCATGCGGAGGTCTGCATAGATGAGCGGCCAGGTGGTTCAAATCACGATTAACGTGACCGACGGCAACGCCGCCGAGGCCGTCCAGCAGGTTGTGGCGCAGCTCAACGCTATTGGACCGGCCGGGGAAGCGGCTGGCGCCAAGGCGGGAGCCGGTCTTGACCAGGTCGATAAGCACGCGCTCAGCGCGCGAGAGAATGTTCGGCTGCTGAACGAAGATCTCGGTCTTCGCGTGCCTCGTGCCATGCAATCGGTAATAGCCAACAGTCAATTGATGAGCAGCGCTCTCAGCATGATCGGCCCGGGCCTCATCGCGATGGGCGCGGTGGATATCTTTGCCCACATGGCTGAGTCGGCCTATAACCTTTACGAAAAATATGTCAGCATCAATGCCGCCCAAGACGAGTTTCTGAAGAAGCTACAGGAAAGCAGGGACAAGGATTTCGTCAACGTTCACTCGATAGAGACGGCACGGCTCCGCATCGATGATGCCACCTCGGCCATGAATGGTTTTCGTGGAGCGGCCGAGGCTCTATCCAAGGACGGTTGGGGCGACATTCTTAGTGGAAACTTTGGCGTGGGAGTCGGTGAGCTTCTCTCAGCAAATAATATGTCCGAGGCTTCGGCTGAGGCTTCCGGGCAGGCGCAGGAACTCTCTCCAGCAGAACAGAATCTCCTTCACCAGCAGCGCATGGCGTCCCTTGAAGCCGAACATGCAGGGGATAGCGAACTCAAGGGACAGTCCAAGATCACCGCCGAGCTGCAGAAGCAACTCGATCTCAACAAGGAGAAACAGCGGTACTCCGCCATTGAGGATAGAGAAAGAGGCAACCCTGGAGGCTCGAACTCGGGACGCACGCTTCAAGCGAAAGAGGATCAAGCTGCGCGGGCTAAAGCTCACGCAGAGGAAATAGCGCTGCAGCGGCAAGAAACCGACCAGATCGTTCAGATGCATAACGAAGCCGTGAACGCGGGCCTCGAAGGCAACGCACTCCGCGATGCTCAGGAAGCGCAAGGCATCGATGCAATTGTGCGGAAGTTCATGACGGGCGAGATAGATAAACAGGCTGGTATAGCCGAAACCTACGCGCTCCAAGAGAAATTCGCGGCGCAGGCTCTGAAGCTGCAGGAACAGCTTGACGAACAGACCAAACACATGGCCGATGAGGCTGCGCAGGCTGGTCTCAAGGGAGTTCCGCTTATCAATGCACAGCTCTGGTCGCAGCTTGACGCGATTGATGCGGTCGAGAAAAAGGCTGTCGGGCCCGGAGGCTCTGAGACTTCCGCGCAGAGCGAAGCGTTTGCTTCGCAGCGTCAGTCCGCGTGGAGCATTTCTGGTCAAAAGATCACCGAATCGCAGACGCAGTTCAACGAGCGGATCCGCGCTCTCACGGATTCGGCGGACGACTACCAGCTGCAGGGATACTCACGGATTGAGGCGGCCACATCCAAACATCTCGACAGCCTGCAGAAAGATTACGAAGAGCACTACGGAAAAGATCGAAGCCTCTGGACTGGCTACCAGGCAGCCAAGACGCAAATTGAAGCCGACTCCGATCGCGACATGGTTGAGCTTCACCAGAAGACTACGGAGCAGATCACCAAGGAGGAACAGCAGGCCGCGCGCATGTCTCTGCCGGAATGGCAGCAGGCGCAGATGGCTATCGTCGATGCCTACAACGACCGAGTAAAAGAAATTGGCGACGCTGAACAGCGGGAACTGGCGACATTCAAGGGTACGGATGATCAGAAGCTAAGGATCGAGCAGGAGTTCAACCAGCAAAGGACCGCTGCGAATGACCTGGCGAATGCTCAGATGCAGAGAGCAAACGAGGAAACCCGCGACAAGCTAGCGTCTGGTCTGCAGGAGATGTTCCGCGATCCGGCGAAGTTTTTTGAAGATCGCGCGATGCAGCTTGGAACACAGATGCTGGCCACGGACCTGATGCCTCTTCTAAAGGGTGGCAGCACTGGCGGAAACATGCTTCAGTGGTTCTTTGGCATGGGGCCTCAGATGAGCATGAGCACGAATCCCGCCGATCAATTATCGAGCGTATTTTCCGGAACGCACGGAGCTACCAGTGGCACAGGCCTGGTGTTGAGCAACGCTGGCACTACGCTGTTGAGCGCTGGCAATGTGCAGCTCACCGCGGCGCAGGCGCTGCTGACTGGAGCAACGGCGCTGCAATCGGCGGCCGGCTCAATGGGATTTGGCGGCGGTACTGCCGGCATGGGCTCGATGGGCGGCCTTCCGGGTTTTGGGGGCACCGGATCAGGTGATTCATCTGGCGCGGGCCTTCCCTTTATCTCGGGAGGAACTGGCGGCGCGGATTGGGGAGTCGGCAATCAGGGGTTTGGGCCTGCCATGGTGGCTGGAGGCGCTGCCGGAGATTATTCAACGTCGTTGACGGACGGGGGCGCGATGAGTTCCGGCGCGCTGGCCAGCCAGACATCGGGTTTGGCACCCGGCTTGGGCGGCGCGGGAAAGTACGCGGGCATTGCTGGCGGTGCCATAACAGCCGGCATGGGAATCTATTCTGCCTTCGAGAACTCGAACCCCGTGGCCGGCGCATTGAGCGGCGCGATGGGCGGGGCCGCGATCGGCGGCGGAATCGGCGCGCTGATTGCGGGATCTACCGCTGGCAGTGTGGCAGGTCCCGTAGGCATGGTAATCGGCGCGGCGATTGGTGGCGTGGCTGGCTTGTTGGCCGGTCTGTTTGGGGATCAGGGCAAAGGTAAGGCTGTGGACCTGGACAAGAACACCGTTCAGCCGGAACTGTCGCAGTGGATGCAGGAGTATGAGACAGGACGCAGCGGCTACAACGCCCTGTCTCAGCAATTAAACAGCCTTGAAATCTCCGCCAAAAACTCGACGACGCAGTGGGGCAGCGGCGCGCGCCGGTACTTCAACGATACGATTGCTCCGGAGATCAACACGGCTCTCGTCGGTCTTCAGCAGCAGGAGATGCGCGGCCGCGGCGCGGTGACATTCTCCGGAGCGCAGTATCACTCCGGCGGCTGGGTGGGTGACTTCGGAGATCTATCGACCGGGGCGAACGAGGGCTTCGCCAAGCTTCTAGCGGACGAGTTTGTAGTGCAACCCATGGCCGCGCGGTCGCACGCGCCGTTGCTGAATGCTATCAACTCCGGCTCTGTAAGCTATGCGAGCAGCGTGCAACCGCGGATGCCCGCATCCAGCGGCGGCACGACGATTCAGCTTACCGTGCAGGCATTGGACTCGAAAAGCGTAGCGCAGTGGGCAAAGGCTGGCGGGGGCCGCACCCTGGTGGCTGCGATCAACCAGGCACAGCGCCAGTACAGCGGCGTGGGAAGGGGATAGCATGTCACAATTCGACGTACTTAACCCAACACCCGCGCACCCGCTGAATCCGGACTACGGTTTCCAGCGCAAGCGGCCGGTGACCCATCTGAATGCGAAGGCCAACCATGGCGCGCCCTACTTTCGGGAGATCACCGACGTGGGGCACCAGTTCAGCCTGAGCTGGAATGACAAGCTGGCAAGCCACGCGCGGCAGTTGAAGTGGTACTACGAACAGTATCGCGACGGCTTCTTTACTTTGATTGACCATGAAGGTGGGGGCCGCGAGTATGTCGGACGCTTCTCAACCCCGATTGAGCCCATTCCAACCGGGCATAATCACTGGTCGATCCAGCAGGTTCTCTTCGACGAGGTGCCCGGCGCACCGATGCGGAACTATCCGAGCGACTGGAAGAACGATGCTGTGTGGCGCTTGCTGCTGAATGACTTTGGGGACCGCATGGTTGCCGCGGTTAGTGGCTCCTGGGCCGTGGGAGCCAACGCAAATGCCGTGAGCGGATATCACTTTGTGAACGCTGGCAATACGATCACTGACCAGGCTGCCTATGTATATACAGGCTACGGTTTCCAATTCTGGTCACCATCCGGTCCGGTCATGGGCCAAGCAACGATTCTTCTCGATGGGGTCGCGGTCGGAGTCGTCGACGAATATCTCGGGCCGTCCCAATCGTCAATGTTGCTCCAGGTGCAGAACGTTCCACTTGGGATGCATACCGTGACCATGGTTCCATTGAATGCGCACCACGCTGGCGGTTCGGGGACCTGGCTCTATTGGGATGCTCTGAAGGTGATGAGATAATGCCGGTTCTTCCCTACAGCCCGGAGCTGATCCAGATCATGGCCTCGCATAGCGGGCCCGCTCCTGTTTGTCTGCTGGATGTGGTGACTCTGGACGGGACAAGCTATCACTGGGGCAATTGTGCGATCGACACAACGCCGGTTTACACTGGGACGATCCCTGCATGGGCAACAGCCCTGGCCAATCCTCCCGCGAACTACAACACACACTATTTTCCATGGCTGCTGAGCGCCAGCGGCTTTCACCACACGCGCTCGATGCAGTCGGACACTGCGGCTATCCAGGTGCAGAACGTGAGCGGAAATACTCTCCAGCGCGACCTGGCAACGAACCTGGCCGCTAGAGCCTTTGAGGGGGCGCCCTTTGCATTTCGCGAATGGAACCTTCTGGCCCAGGCCCCCGAGTTCGAGCAGCACGGACGCCTGACCGTTGTTTCTATCTCCGAGAGCCAGGTCCAGTTCGGAGCAAATCAGCTTTTCAATCCAAACGATTACGACGGCAACCCCTACGACTACTCCGAGACCTGCCAGTGGCGCTACGGCGGTCTGGCCTGCGGAGATACAACCAACAATCCATGCGGCAATACCTATGTCACCTGCAGGCAGCCGAACCGCTTCTTTGGCGTGCTGAACACGGTCGTCTTTCCGGCTGCCACGGTGGCCAATGTGAGCACTAACCAGGTTGAGTACAGGAGGCTCGTCTAGATGCCTTCAGGCGATATCTGCACTGCTAACATCGGCACGCCGGTCCCGCTGGCATATGGATACTTCCGGGCGACTGGAATGCAGCCAGTCAATTACACCGTTCCGGCTACGACGGATGTTCCATTGGGAACTTATCCGGCGGGACTGCAGGTGGGGTTGTGGGACCTGGGCGAGGGCGAGTTAGACGGGATCGACGCGCTTTGGATCAATAATGTTCTACAGTTTGCGTTCGACTCAGGTGGGAACCTGATGGGACAGAACCTGGTGGGCGTAGCGCCAACCGGTTCTGGCACTGATACCACGGCCACCACGCCGACCTTGAACTTCTTCGGATTTCACACAGGATGCGATGCGCCGGTTGGCGGCGGTCCAGGTACGTCTTCTGTAATGCAGTGGATCGATCCCATCTGGACGCAGATACAACCGGCCGGGCTCGTCACACGTCTTTGTTATTCGCGGAGGTGTTACTACTCCATCGGCTGGACCCCCGCGACCAACGATAGCTCTACCCTTGCGCCGGTTGGCGACTTCCGCGGAATGCGCTGCCGTATCTTCGATGCGAACGGCAACCAACTCGCTTACAGGTTCACCACTAATCCGATCTGGCATGCCGTTGACCTATGGCTTCGTCGCGCGATCAAACCTGATTACGCCATAGATTCGGCCCTCGGGCCGACAGCACTTACCGCGGACGAAGCCTCCTGCTTCAACTGGCCGTCGATCGCGGCAGCCGCGGCTTACTGCGATTACGTGCTTCCGAACGGGATGCCTCGATTTATGGGGAGCTACGTCTTTGCGAAGGGATCGACGCTTCAAGCCATGCTTGAGCAGGTGTTCCTGTGCTGCCGCGGGTACCAGTTCGAATACGCAGGGCAGATTTACATGTTCATCGATCAGCCTCGGGCGTCGACTTTCACTGTCTCAGGAGCGATGCTGGTGCCTGGCTCCTTCGAGGCCGACAACGCCCAGGTGAACCAGAACGCGAATCGCTACGTGGCTAACTTCTGTGAGATAGGATTGCCCGCAGTTGCCAACATCTCGACGATCGCGCGGACTTCTTCGGGGATAGTGATTCATACGACGAGCCCTGACCCATGTGCACAGAACGATGTGATCAGCGTTGGCGGTGTGGTGGACCCCACTTTTGATGCATGTTATGAAGTGTCGAGTACACCATCTTCGACAGAAGTGGACTGTACTATCACTGGCGGAGTGGCCGGTTCGAGCACTGGCGGATCTATCGGTTATATCCAGTCTCGCTTTAGCCAGCGGGCGCCTGAGCTTTCGCATGGGCAGCATCAGATGGCACAGGGACAAGTGTTACCTCCAAACGTGACGGGAACGAGGCTGAAGCGGATCAAGGTCACTTACGACTTTGGCAATATGACCTATGACCAGGCGAACCGCTTGCTGAAGTACGAGATATACCGAGATCTGGGGATCGACTATCTCAACCCAACGCTGCTCCAGCAGCTCTTCGGGAGCACGGCATTGCTGAATTCTCCCTACCAGCCGCCTCTTACGCTGACTTTAAGTCTGTGGTCTGAGAGTGTTGATGCCGCCGGGAACGCGGCCAAGGCGCAGCTGCAGGGAAGCCGGATAACCCTCGACTCAACGGTCTTCTGTGAATTCGCGGGCGATTACGAAATTATCGACCGATGGCCCAGCCCAATGCAGCAGGAGGTTGAAGATTCAACGGACGGCAACTTCGTCCAGGCAGTTAGTCGCACGGGAGGAATGGCGGCGGGTACGGACTCCAATTCGGGGATCTTGAAGCTGAGCTTGAGAACCTACAATCCTAACGTCTTTTTTGATGTTTCGGACGCTCCAAATGCAAGTTTTGCGACGGTGCCGGGCTATTTGCCATACGCTGGTCCGTCTGGGAGTGGCAGCGGCGGCAGCGGTGGTGGCGGCGGCGGCGGCTCAGTGGGCGGAACTGTGGTGGGTGGAACGCTCTCAGTTTACGTTGCCTATGGCGCCGTTCCTCAGGTTAGCTGGACCGGGGTGCAGGTGAGATTTGCTAACGGCATCGAGATCACCTTCACCAACGGATCCACCCAGGAAGACATGACAACGTCGGCAAATGTGGTGTCGGGGCAGGATTACTATTTCTATGCAAACGATCCGAGCTTTTCTGCTGGTGGGCTAGGCGTTTACAGTGTGCCCCCTGCCACCGGTCCGGGGGTTGTGCAGCTGCTTCAGTTCTCGATGCCGCTGACCCCTCATCCGGGGATGGACCCGAACACGGTGACGTTCTACCTGATCTGA